GCCCTTGTATCCATACCTCATTACATCCCACTGGTTCGGCTGGGGCTTCGCCAATCACTATGCTATCATCACATAGAAAAGTAACTCCGCTGGTGGCAAATGCCGCATTACGAAGCCCTAAATTCGTTATGCCATTGCCTACGCCTATGCCGTCCCCTACGCTATTATACTCGCCAATGCTTACGCCTTTTTGCTCAATGACCTTGCCGTTGGTTCTGCCGCCACCGGGATTGTATTCCGTTTCTTCACCGCTGCCTTGTTCACCGCCACCGCCTACGCTGCCCGTTGTTGCCGTGAAGGTTTGTCCAGTTTTTAAGAAAAGAAACTCACAAATGTTTACCGAAGGGTTTATCGGGTCATAGTCCTCTACCTTGTTGAGCCGGAAATAGTTGCCGTCAAAGAAATACAAGTCCCGGAATGACAGCTTTTCCATGTCGGCCGGGGTAAGGTGAAAATGACCACGGACTATTTTGCTGTCCTTATCCGTAATCTCCTGAATGTACTTGCTCCAATACTTATTGTAAAGGTTGTTGTTGGTTACAGCCGTACCCGGTTTTAACCCAATCATGCGAGGCATTCCAAAATTGATGTCAACCGTTGACGAATTTGGGTCGTCTAAGTGCGACATAAACGGGTAGGTTTGTTTTACATTTATCGTTGGCGTTCCACTTGCAGCAGGTGAGCCGTTAATAACCCGGTAAACATTACACGAAATCGCATCGTACTGCAAAATTCTTAACTTGCCACCCTTTTGTTCTTGGCTGTTGGTTTCAATCGAAGGCAAGTATTTATCCGTTTCAATTTCGGGTTTGATTATTTGAGTTGGCGCAAACCCGATTTCAATTCTTTTTTCGTCCTTTACAAAGTCATTTTCTACAATCACATTGCGGTCGCCATAAGTACGCCCGTAATCTTCGCGATAGTATTTGTTCTGTTCATCATCGCCTTCTGCATAACTGAAAACATAACGCCCTGCATCGAGGTCGCCCATAGGTATAATCTCCATAGGCTGCAACAAATCGCGCTTCATTGTCCAATCGCGTACCGTGCTTGTGTAGAAATCTTCACGGGGTAAAACAACAACTGAATATGCCTTTGCAGGGTCGGGTTCGCAATACAAATTGAACATCGTAAAAACCCACCGCATAAACTCACGCTGCTTTGTTTCAGTTCCCGTAAAAAACCCGGTAAAGTCCATTTGGTCGCCATACCCGTAATTCCCCTCTACAATCACATTGTAAAAACTTGTTGTGCTGTTTAGGGTTATACTCGCCCCGGTCAAAGTTGCGCCTGGTGAAATGCCACCCGAACCCGACATAATTCTGTCAAACTCTACCTCCACATAGTCATTCAAAAACAATCGGAAGTTTTCAAGTTTTATGACTTGGTCAAGAGTTGCTTCACCCAGCCCGTTTGATTTTAGCAATATGCTGCGCCTAAACCTTCGCCCGTTGACATTGAACATCAGGAACAAATAATCTTCTGAGTTCGCATTAAGCCCCTGAGCCGTACCTTTTAAATCCACATAGAAATCATACACTTGATTTTGGAAGGCGTTTGTAAATCGTGAATTGGTCGTGTTGTATTGATTTGAAGGGTCGGTTAATTCATTGCCAAAATTGATGCGAGGCGGTGATGTGTTTATATTGTAAGTCGCCGAACTGCTCGGGCTGGCTTCAAACTGCCTGAGTGTAACCTGCGCCTCTGATAAAATCGGGTTCTTTGTCGGGCAGGGTACAACTAATCTCTTAAATAAATCGGTATTGAAAAATGAGCCGCTGCTGTATGTGTAACCTGCGCCACTGAATATCTTGTCAACAACCTGCTTTGCGTACACATACGGGGTCATGTTATCCGTGTATAAATTGTCATAATTGGCGTATGTGCCATTATCTATCCACCCATAGACATAACCCTCACCAATCGGTTTGCCACCGCTAAAATTGACATATCCGCTGCTGCCGTTTTTTACAATCGAAGTGTCCCACGAATTGAAAATGTTGGTGGCATTTATAGTGTGATTGTACTCACTGAAATCAAGTTCAGACATTCTCTTGTCTGCAATCTTTGCAAACAAGTCGGCCAACTGCCCGTGCAAGGTACACTCATATTGAATTTCGTGCCTGTCGGTTACATTGATATTCAGCAGCCGTATAAACCCCTCTATTTGCGTTACTTCGTCCACATATAGCGATGCACTGGCTTTCAGGTTTGGATTGAAATCCGGGTTGAAATTCGTTGCTGTGGTGTTGCGGATTGACAAATTCAAGTCAAACAAATGACTGAACAATTTATTATTCCGCTTCGTGCCTGGCAGGGTGAATGTCTTGCTCCAATCCGATGACCTGCTTTCGGGTTCGCGTATGTCGGCAATGCTTTTATTTATCAGTATGCCAAAATCAGTTGGCAAGTCCACTATCTGATTGCCGCAAACCAGCCTTACATTGTTCATATATTTTGCAGGATTTCGGGTTCGGTATATTCAACTTCAATTCTGAGTTGTTGTGGCCCGTCATTCAAATCAAACACTTCCATTGATGTGTTGGTGATGTTCACGGGTATAGTGCCGTCTAAATAAACAATAGGGCTACTCAGCAGGTCGTCCACCCATTGCCACTCAGTTGCGTTTAAAAAGTCCGTGTTTAGGATTACTTTGCGCGTTTTGGTGGTGGAGTAACTTGCGATGCCGTGGGCTGCGGTGTCGCGTCCGTATTGCGTCCCGGTGAACTCATAAGTATTGCGTTTTAATTGCTTTCGTTGTACTTCAAATGTGTCGCGGTTCAACATTGAACATCGCAGCGTTTCAAAACCCCCAAGGCGATTGAGAAAGTACAATACACGGGGCGTGTACTTGCTGCACTCCTCAATCACATCAAACCGATAGGCCTCACTGCACGGGTCATTCCCGATACTTTGCTTTAATTGTATTGTATAATAGACAGTACCCACCGGAACAACCGAACCTGCCGTGCCACTAATTAAAGATGCTGCGGATATTTGATTGAGGTTTACAACCCCGGCTGCCATACGGAGTAAGTATTCGTCCTTTGCCGTGGTGTTGAAGGTCTGGTCAATTACCGATGTCGTGGCGTTACCTGCCGCATCGTAGGCTTTCACTTCCACTTCATCTACACCCGTGGCAGCACCCCTCAAAAAATAAAGGTAGTCATATTGAGTACGGGTAACCCTGCGGCTTCGCACGGTGGTTAAAAACTTTCGACTGCTGGGGATTGCTATTTCGTAATCACTCACGGCCTCACTTTCCCATTTGGAAAATAGCCCGTTCCAAGTGTATTTACCCGTGTCGCTGGTTAGGTTCAGATATTCAGTGCCTCCGTACTCTTCACCAAACTCAACTGAGTAGGCAAGAAATGAGTTGCTGCATTTGGCCGGGATTGTCGTTGCCTGATTGAAGTCAAAGGTTACATAGTTTTGCAATATACGGGAAAGGTTAAACACCCCGTAACTGGTGCCAGTGTAAACCGGGGCTTTAAGTTTTGCCAGGATAGTGCCAGCCGCATTTTTAACTACGGCAACGAATTTGAAATTTGTCTGCCCTGAGTTGTTGCTGCTCAGTGTGTAAGTGATGTCGGAATAAACGGGGGTGATGTCGCCCGGTTCGTTTTCAATGGTTATTGCCACACATTGAAATGTACTTTACTTCGCAGCGGTGTATTGTTTTGACAATTCGCTTTCCACCATTTTAACCGAAATCAAAATGCGCTGCCCGAAAGCGTCTGAAAGGTGCTGGGCAATCGTGTCAATATTTTGGGGCGACAATACCTCTTCAATGAAGTTCGCCCCCTTGTAGCCGAACCTTTTAATCGTACCCTTGCTGTGTATTTTGTTGGCAATGGCGTGGGCAAAACTTGTCAATTCTTCATCGGCAGTTAAATTGTCTTTTTTGAAATCTTCGGGAACGGCAATACCCTTGTGCCCAATCCACTCTTTGATATGTTCCCACACCTTCATGCCCCCTTCATTTTTCTTTTTAGTTTTGCCCCTGCCTTGGTCAACCCAATAATAATAGTCTGCCATTCGTATATTTACAGCCACCCCGTTGCCTATTTTGTAGGTTTCAGTTGCATCTATACTGCTGCGAAGATTGCCCGTGCCAACAACCTTTTTTTCAGTTATTTTGTTGCGTAATTGCTCGGTTAATTCTTGCGCTGCGCCCAGCAATAATTGGTCAAGTAAACTGCCGCCTTTTAAATCTGGGTCATCAGCATTCACCCCAAGTTTGGCAAGTGCCTCTTTATTCTTTTGGTCTAATTGCGCCTTTGATATGCTCACGCTAATAAATGTACTAATCTAAAAGTTCTTGCAAAAGTGCCACCACATAAACATTGATGTCCTTTGCCCGTTTCGCATCGCTACTGGCTTGGTTCAGTCTTTCACCCCTTGCCCTGCCCCGTTCGTGTTCAAAAGAACAAGAGTTCAGAAACTCAATGATACCCATTTTAAGGAAGTAATCGTACTTCGCCCGGTCGCCCCGTGCCAACTTGTCCACCGTTTTGAGCCATATTAACCCGGCTCGGTCTTGCCTTCGAGTGTCGCCTTCATCATCTCCGCCTCCGCCTTTAAATAGTGAAGGATAGCGTCTTGTAATGCTGGCCAGCAAGTCGAAAAAAAAAGCGTGTAGGCGTATGCCAATGAGATAGGCATTTTGTTTTTGAAGAGTTCTGCCACCCGTTCAAAGTCCTGTGCCTTTAACTCACATCGCTTTGGCCACATAACGCGATACGGAACGCACAACGCTGCCATAATCTTATGCAGGTTGTCAATCCAATTCCCGGACTGAATTAAATCCTGAATAGTTATGAATTGCCCAGCCGTTAACTGATG